GCTGATGGTGTAGGTTGCCCCCGCAATAGCGTCACGGCTAATCAGCCCATTAGTAGCTGGACGTAATTCGCCGCCCACAATGTAGCGCGGCCAGCTTGAAAAGCTACGATAAGCCTGATACAACCTACGGTTCGCATTAGCCAAGATGCGCGTTTGCTCAGTGGTGGTGAAGCTGCTATTGCCTGTGAGAGCCAAGACATCTGCATAGAAACTTGTGTAGGTGTTGCTTTGCATTATAGTTTATTCGGAGATAGATGCGGAAATTTCTTCTGAAAATACTTCATAAAGCCCTTGGAATGAATCTCGGCGTGTCCATACTTCTGCTGCATACGGAAGAACTCCCATTCTGGAATCACCCCTACGCAACGCCCCAACCCCTGCACCTCTCTGGCCGCAACGTGTGCCTTGGCCTGTTCTGCCGCCTCAATTTCCTTCTTGTTTTCCATCTGTTTCTTCAACTCCATCCCAGTTGTGATTTCGCGGATTAACGCTCGATTAACCTCACCATCAGAATATCTTGGGAGCTGAGTAATTATGTTCATGCACTAAAAAGGGGCATACCCTTAAAGGTATGCCCCAAGTATAGCAAGACTAGTTTGTGCTTACTGTGTAGGACAATCCATCTGCCGCCACGCGAGAACCCAGCTCCCAGCCGTGAGGTCATCTACCGTGCCATTAAACTCCATCAACATCGTTTTTGCCGATGTCGTGTTATTGGCGTAGCCATTAACAACATTGGAGGTAGTGTGCGCACCACTGTCTGTGCCAACAAAGGCATCGCCAGTGTTCCAAAGAACCTGAGTAGCACCGTCAACGTCGCCGTTGTCAATGAACTCATCAGGGTCAGCACCCGTAACACCGAAGTCGATGGTAAGGTCAGTTGCGCCAGCAGGGTCTACCACTTGGTAAAGCACCGCTGTATCTACAATACCGCCCTTTGGCAACGAACCAACAGCGCGTTGATTGGCAGCACTGATAGTGGAGAGCCAGCCAGTGGTTTGTAAATCGACATAATCAAATGCCAATTTGTGTGTGAAGCCTTGTGCGGCTTCGTTGATAGTTAATTTAGCCATGGTAATGGTTCCTTAGTTAATGGTTAGGCAATCGCTGTGATTTTGCCGTGCGCTCCGGGATGTTTCACCAGAAGTGTGAGTGTGCTGTCAACATAACCACGGTCGCCGCCGCCAAGGTTAGGAAGACGTGTCGAACCAAGGCTGATAAGCTCCGCAACCCCGTAGTAGTCAGGATTGATAAGGTAACCAGTGTCTTTGTTCGATGTGTCAGGAGCGCAGTCAGGGTTCATGTTGACGATGCTCACCATGCCGTGGTCGGACTCATACATCTCAACAGCGAGCTTGATGGTCGAAACCTCGCCATTGTACGTCACTTGACGAACCGAGTAGTCAGAACTGCCAGAGGTACGGGCATAATCGCTGATAACGCGACGGAGGGCTGTGTCAGCAACCAGCGTAAGGCTGTTTGTTGTGCCAGTGACGCGATAGATGCTGGTGATGAGGTTGTTGAACACTGTCTCTGTCACCGCGCCAGACGCGCTAATGCTTGCAGCAGGAGTGCGATAGGCAGCAGGAACGTCCGCTGGGCCAGCGGAGTCAATCCAGTCGCCAAGGCCACGCAGACCGTAGACGGTGCTACCACCATCTTCGACCGAGCGGTCATTGTTGGACATCAAAGTCGCTTCGATGTCGCGCTTGATTTCACGGACGGCTTTCGCCTCCGCTTGGGCAATCTTCGCTGGGCCAACCGAGTCAACAGCGTTCTGAAGGTCAGACACCATGAAGTCACGGCGGAACTTTTGAACATAGTTGCCAAGGCGAGCGCGGCCAGCAAACTTGTCGGTGAAGGCAGTGACATCAGAACCTTCCGCAACACCCGTTGTGACGGGAGCAGAAAGGCTGTCCACTGTCCACTCAACGAAAGTGGCGGAGGCTTTGGATTTAGGGGCGGACGACAGCACAGGAGTTTCCTCTGGTGCAAGAATCGTCAATACGTCAAGCAGGTCTTCGCGGTTTGATACCGCAGAACCCGGATTGGTTGTGTCGAATGTGTTTGAAAAGGCCATTGTGTTAGATAATTACTTACGTTTAGAAATTTGTTGCGTTCGGAGGGCTATGAAGTCACTCACTGCATTAGTCTTTAAGAACCTCTCGTTGATGTCTCTTTCCTGCTTTTGCTGACGACCTTCGGGCTGCTCAGTTTGAGCTGCCGAAAAACCGGGCGAAGAAGGCGGGTTGATTGAGGCTTTGGGCTTGTCTATGTTAATAGACTTGCGGCCATAAATAGAATTAGCGGCGTGTGCCACCATATACTCCATGTAAGGCTCTAGGTCAGGGACGCTATCCATAGCCTTTCTGAGAAGGGGGCTGCCCTTTAATATCTCATATTGCTTACGAACATCGTTATCCTCACCACCCATCCATTCCAATTCCTGTCTAGCAGCAACGTCCATTTGGCCGCGAAGGGCTTTACGTTGTTCACTAGCCTGTAGTTCACGCAACTGCGAGGGAAGAAAGTCTTTGCGAGCTTTTTGAGCATCGCGCAGGGCTTTCCGCACTTGCAATTTTGTCAACTCCTGACCGTTCACTGTTGCCACTACGTCATCCGCCGCCAAATGCTCATTGTTCCATAGCACATCGTCGGCCCATTCAATCACCTCATCGACTTCTTGGGTTTTAGCCTGTAGGTCGGGAAGGGTCTTGATAGACGCATAGGGATTGTCTTTGGTTTTCTCAGAAGCGAGTGGGTCGCTGTTATTGCGATTGTTTAACTCATTCCGAAGGGCAGCAAGCTGTTCCTCGGCGTGTTTGCGTTTAGCAGTGAGTTCCCCGAATCGGGCCACGGCACGCGAACCTAGCTTTTCAGATAGTTCGCGCAGTTCCGCTTCTGACATATTCTCAAGATCAACTTCGTTTGAAAGAACTTCCTTTGCTTTTGGGGCTTCCTTTGTTTCAGTTGGGACGCTCTCCTTCGTCGTCTCCGCCTTACGCTCTGGTTGCTCCTCTGGCTTGGGTTCTGAAGCCTTGGGAGCCGAGGGCGGTTGCCCTGGGGTCTTCTGGCTAATACGATGGCGTGCAAGTTCTGCCATTGTAATGTTGGACTTTACCACTGGGTTACTATCAGCACCCCCAGCGTTGGGTGCAGTTACTTCATCAGACATAGTTTTGTGCCGCTTGTTAACGACCAGCGAAGTCGATAGGCAGATAATACCACCCCTTTTTGATGCTTGACGTATTTATGTTAATCTATCTCATATATTTATGTTATGCAAAGCCTTGTAATAAACCACTACAGCACGAACCCAAATGCTTGGGTTGCCCCAGAACACTATTACATTGCCAAAAGTATGCGCCGCCATAAGGGAGAACTCATCATCCCAGAACACAGCATCTTTAAGTATAGCCGTGAGAATCCCCCCTATTGGATGGCGGGAGACGTTAAGATAAAAAACACACAACGATGAACCGCTATCAGATTAAATGGACTCAATATCTCCGTTCTGGGAACGACAGATTGCCAAATGATGCCGAGGTGCTGTGTGCTGGCGAAACGCCGATCTGGGCAGCAGACGCTCAAAAAGCCATCATTTCCATGAAGGAAAACTTCCGTGGAATAAAAATAGTTTCAGTCGAGGAATACAGGAAATAATATTATGTTATTGACAAAGGGCGGTTTTCCCCCTCATACTCCCCCTTTCTTTCCTGTTTCTTTTATTTTTCAGTCCAGCCCAAGATACATTAAATAGTGTAATGCATATGGCCGCCTAAGCGAGCCATATGGAAGACAGCCTTTATTAAGGAAGATTATCTGTCTTCTTAATAACGTCTTTAGCTTCTGTAAGCTGCAAGATGCTGTCAAAAGCAATGATCTGCCCGCTAATCTGCTGGATGTGTTCTGTCTTGGCTTCCAGGAGAGAGGCAATAGCATCCTCTCTCATCTCCTGGATTTGCTTGAGCAGTTCGCCAAACGGCTTAAAATTGCTTAGGAATACAAGGTCTTTTTGCATTATTGTTGCGCCATTTGCTGCGTGTTCATTTGACCAACGGCAGCGGGCTGAGTCCCGATTTTGCCGATCTGGGCGTTCTGCATTTGCTGCATCTGGAAGATATATTGTGAATGATACTTTTCGAGGCGGCCCTTAAAGGCTTCGTCTTGCTGCAATCGCTGGACAACATCTGGCTGCTGGGCGTATTGGGTAATAACTTGCAACGCGATTTGCGCCCCATTTGGACGGGCTGGCATTTCAATAGCGGACGAGATTTTTGTAAGGTCATCGGTTACTTGTTTGACAATCTGTTGCTGTGCTTGCTCGGCTGGCTGCAAGATAGCGTCGGCCAACATTGGGTCAATTGCGGCAGCCGCCATGTCCAACAAAGCATCTACATTGATGCGGCCATTCTTGTCGAGCTGCAATAACGACACAAGCTGATTAAGC